TATCTCAAGTTCATCAACGAGACGCCAGCGCTGCTTTCTGTCCTCTACGACATTGACCTGTTGCCGGCGCAGATAAGGCTTTCGGTCAATGCAACACGCCTGGCGGCCTTTTGTGAGCTTTGGCAAAAAGGTCCAGCCGCGTTCAGCAAATGACTTTTTGGAAATTAACAAGTCACATGTTCAGAACTGAAACCATAGGTGATGCGACGCTCTATCTCGGCGATTGCCGGGAGATAGCGCCGTCGCTCGCTGTGGACGCTGTGGTCAGCGATCCGCCTTATGGGATCAACCACAAGGTCGAGAGGACCGGAGGCAGCAAGAAGTGGGATCGGCGCACTAATGATCGCATCGCGGGTGACAAAGCGCCGTTCGATCCCAGTCCGTGGATCACTAAACCTGCCATTCTTTGGGGCGCCAATCATTATGCGGATCGGCTGCCTGCGAGTGCAGGATGGCTTGTATTCGATAAGCGGCGGGGTGGCACTCACAATCAAAAATTCATCGCTTCGGATTGCGAACTTGCGTGGTCGAACGCCTTTGGGAGCGTGAAGATATTAAGCCATCTATGGGCCGGCCTTTGTCGTGAATCCGAGGTCGGCCAGCATCACCATCCGATGCAAAAACCAATCGTCCTTATGGAGTGGTGCATCAAGTTATTGCCGGATGCATGCCTGGTCCTCGATCCTTTTATGGGGAGCGGCACAACAGGCCTAGCTGCTTTAAGACTTGGCAGGAAATTCATCGGCATTGAAATTGAACCAAAATACTTCGATGTCGCATGTCGCCGCATCGAAGAAGCGGTTCGACGTCCAGAACTGTTACTGACCACAGAATAGCATTCTCCATGAAAATTGCTTACGCCGATCCTCCATACCTTGGCTGCGGTAGCCGCTATGCGGAGCATCATCCCGATGCCCTCGATTGGGACAAGCCGGCGCGGCATCAGCAGTTGATTAGGCAACTCTGTAAGGATTTTCCCGACGGTTGGGCCATGTCGCTCAGCTCGCCCAGCCTTAAGACCATATTGCCCATGTGCCCCGATGACTGTCGCGTGAGCGCTTGGGTGAAGCCGTTCGCGGTATTCAAACCGAACGTTGGCGTTGCCTATGCGTGGGAACCGGTTATTTGGCGCGGAGGACGCAGCAGGACCCGCGAACAGGACACCGCACGTGATTGGGTATCGGCCAACATAACGTTAAAGCGCGGGCTCACTGGAGCCAAGCCACGTGACTTCTGTCGGTGGCTTTTCCAAATCATGAATTTGCGATCCGGCGACGTGTTTGTGGATATGTATCCGGGAACTTCGGCGGTAATGGCTGCATGGTTTGACTGGAACAAGCCCGCACCTGAGCAACAGTTGTTACTCTCTGGGGAACAACAATGAACCGTCCGCTTGGATGTTTTGCTCTTGGTACTTTCGCGGCCGCGGTCATGAGTTATTGGTTAGGACCCGCTCCGATCGCGTCGATCGTGTTCTTAGCGTTGGCGACTGCCGCCGGATTCTGGCGGTGACGAACTTCTGCTTAGTGGGGAACATGACCGCGTACTACAACGAGATTGACCCATACAATGCGCAATGGCTTCGTAATCTCATCGCTGCCAGATTCCTCCAAGACGGAGACGTTGACGAGCGAAGCATCGTTGACGTGCCCTGGCGCGACCTCAGGGGCTACACGCAATGCCACTTCTTCGCCGGTATCGGAGGATGGCCCCTCGCTCTGCAACTCGCCGGCTGGCCTGACAGCAGACCTGTTTGGACAGGTTCTTGCCCATGTCAGCCATTCTCGCCCGCGGCTCGAGGTCGGCAAGCTCGGCGGCAAGACGCACAAAAGCATCTCTGGCCTTATTGGCGACAACTCATCTTTGAACTCGCGCCTCGCACGATCTTTGGTGAGCAGATTGCCCAAGCAGGCGATTGGTTCGATGAAGTCGGCACTGACATGGAAACGATGGATTACGCCATCGGGGCGGCAGTTCTTACGTCTCTCAGTGTCGGTAAAGACCATGCGCGGCCTCGGCTTTACTTTGTGGGCCACGCCAACCGCAACAGCGAACCAGGCTGCGCCGTCGATGATGAAGCATCCTGGTTGCCGGGGGATCGAAGTATCACCGGAGAAATGGTGCTTGAGAATGGGATATCCGCTCGCGTGGCTCAACTTGGCGCCTTCGGTAATGCAATCGACCCGCAGCTCGCCGCCGAATTTGTTAGATCGGCAATGATATGAGCTCTGACCGGTGCCCCTATTGCTTCGTTGATGATGGCGAAGGCCACACCGTAATCTGTTGGTTCAACAATGAACAGAAACGAAGGGCCGAGATACAAAAAACCGAGCCTTTGAGTCAGACTGAAAAGTTGCTGACCGAGATCCGTGACTTGTTAACAAGGACTAAGGAGATTTCATGAATGATTTTTCGTGGACTATTGACGGCCCTTGGTCTGAATTGGCCATGATTCGTCTCCGGGAACTTGCCGATCAGAAGAGCTGCTCTGAAATAGCCCGTGAATTGAACCGAGAGTTCCGCACGGCGTTTACCCGGAATGCTGTGATAGGGAAGCTGGCGCGAATGGGTATCAACAAGACGAAAAGGACCGATATTGTTCAGTCGCATGTGCCGCGGAACCGGAGGGGCAATGGAACCGGGACTAAAACCAAGAACCTAACCCGCATCCTTGCCATTGCCGCAGGGAGCGACCTGGGAGACGCTGGGCTCCCGCCCGAGCCTCAGATAGCCGAGATCGATCTGGCGCATGCCTGCACGCTCCACGGACTGACGAATACGACGTGTCGGTGGCCTTGCGGCGACCCTCAGACGGCAGAGTTCCGTTATTGCGGCACGCCGGATGCGGATCTGGCTGCGGGGCGCGCGTATTGCCGCGTTCATGCCAAGGTGGCGCGTGGAGTGGCGAATCCGAGAGGAAGGGCGACGTGATGGCGATTATGCGAGCGATATACTGGATTGGGGTCGCAGGGCTTATCCTGCAATCGCTTCCACAATCGCCGTGGAGGTGGGCTTGGCGGTTCATTGTGATCGAAGCGGTTGGGATTGTATTCTGGCCATTCTGGGTGGCCTGTTGCCTAATTGTCTTTGCGGTCGATCTATGGGAACGCCGCAGCTCGCCACACCACCCATAGCAGGCCTATTGCAAGAATGACACAAATCACATACAAGGTTCCCCAACCGCCGCCCCTCGCTGGCCAAAAATCGAGTGAGGGTGGTAGTGGTAACGTGGATAGAACCCCTCTTTACGTCGCATTTGCATTCACCCTTGGCTTCATCGTAGCGTGCATTTGCTGCACGTTGATCGTGGCCTTTGACACGTATCCATCATGACCCGCCGCGAATTCTCACGCGCTACGAGACGCGCAGCATGGGAGCGATCAGGCGGCCGATGCGAGATGATGCAGCCGCTGATCAATTCGCCGATCTCTCATATTCGCTGCGGCGCGATGTTTTCGAACTTCCGCTTTCACTACGACCACGTTGATCCAGACTGGTTCAGCAAGAACAACGAGCTGGAGAACTGTCAGGTCATCTGCGAAGCATGCCACCGTGATAAAACTGCGCGTGATGTGCATTACATTGCCAAGGCAAAACGCCTGCAGGATAAACGGATCAAGGCCCTCACCTCCAAGCGCCCAATGCCAGGCAGCCGCGCATCGGGATTCAGAAAGCGGATGGACGGCACGGTGGTGAGACGATGATCCTCCGCATATTTTTTGCGCTGCGTGCACTTGAGGCTGGGCATGGCCAAACGGTACAAGCGAAAACCGACCCGGCCTGGGGGTAAGCCTGGCATGCCCGCCTTCGTGCCTACTCAGGAGCAGCGCAAGTGGGTTGCTTCCATGGCTGGCATGCGAATGAACTGGGATGAGATTTCATCGCTGGTGATCAACCCACGGACGGGCGGACCGATCTCCAAAGAGACGCTCGGCAAGGCCTTCGCCGCGGAACTCACGACGGGCAAGCAAAAGCTTAAGGCCCTCGTCTATTCCAAGTACATCAAGAAGCTTGAAAAGGAAGATTGGAGCGCGATCACATTCGGCCTTCGTCGACTTGGCGACTTCCCGGATGACGAGCAAGCTATCGGTGGTGTGCGCGTCAATACGGGCGGAGACGGTAAGCAAGCTTCAATGATCGAGGTGCGTTTCGTAAAAGCTAGAGAGCGCGCCGATGACGACGAAGAATGACTATTCGCAGCAGCATGTCGATCGGCTCGTCGAGCTATTCCATGACGGCTACATCACGATCCATCACGGCGCATGGACGCTCACCGAGAAGGGTTTCCAGGCTCTCGCCGCGTGCGCTGATCGTCCGGTACGACCGCGTCACGATCCGCCCGTCGCGTGCAAGAAGGATTTCTGGTAAATGGCCAACCTTATTTGCAAGCATTGCGGCCGCACCATGTACGAAGCCCTCTGGGGATGTAGAGAGTCTGATCGCCCGTGCGGCGGCGCGCCTTTCGATGCTGAGGCTTACGCCAAGCGCTATAGCAACGCTTTCAAGAACTCTCCCGCATGGATCAAACAGTGCAATGCCGACTTTGATAAGATCTTTGGAGGCAGCGTTGGCAATCGAGATTAAAGGATTCGGCGATGCCATGGAGGCCGCCCGGGCCGCCATTCGCAAGTCCCGCGCCGCAACTGCTCGTGTGAAGGACGCAGGCACTGAACTCGCAACGACAGCCGATGATATCGCTTCTACGCTGGAACAACACACCAGCGATCTCTTGCGCGAGGCAACTCAGTTGGGAAACGAACCAGCGCCGTCCGTTACGCCAAAGGTCGATACGGCCAAGGCGACGGAGGTTAAGGAGCCATTGCCCTTTCCAGTCATCGCCCCTGGTGTCGCACGCAATGCCTGACATGGGCGTCGCCTACATCCCCAAGGTCCGCTGTGCCAAGTGTGCCAAGGATGTTATGGACCTGCAGCGGCTGTCCGACGGTAAGACGCGCTGGATACGGGTGCGCTGTCACGGTAAGGAAGCGCGTATCGCATTCACCGCTGATCCTGACGAGAGGATAACGCTATGGGCGAGCGAGCCGACGGGAACGCAGCATTGAAGGCGGACGAGGCTCTAAAGATATACGTTCCGAGTAGGGACGCGTACCGCGATGCGAACCAAGGCGACATCGATGAATTGCAAATGCTACGCTTCTTTCACATCAGGAAAGAACGCTTGCTTGCCAAGCTTGCTGCGCTTGATCCCTATGACACGGAACACAAGCGCGTTTTGAGCGAAGTAGAGAACTCATTGAGTAGTCTGCCACCTGTGCCCCGCGTAGCCATAGGCTAGAACCTTGTGCCGCCGTCGACATTCGAGCGCGGCCTGAGTGCGCGCCGTTACCATCTTGAGATGCTGCTCAACGACTTGGTCGACATCCATTCCACGAAGTTCGACCGGCTCAGTGATGATGAACGCCGGCTTCTCAAGGCATTGCTCGAGACCGAGATCAACCGCATCGATGAAAGGGGGTAAGCTATGTCGCTAGGAATGATCCTGCTCATCGTGCTGATCGTGCTGCTGCTCGGCGGCTTTAGCGGATTCGGGGGCGGTCCGTTCTATGGCACCGGCTACTATGGCGGCGGCGGCCTCGGTTTGGTGCTGGTGATCATCCTGATCCTCGTGCTGTTCGGGAGGATCTGAATGCGCCGACTGTTCAACTGGCTATTGCCGATTCCCGACCATAAGAGCGCATGGGCTGCACAGCGCGCGCTCGGCGATTACCTGCGGAGGCACCCATGCCCATAGGCATCCTGTTCTGGGCGATCATGATCATCTGGCTTATATCCAACGCCGGCGTCGGTTGGTGGGGCTGGGGCGGCGCGCGCGGACCGTATATCTCGAATATCATCCTGTGGTTCCTGCTGTTCCTGCTCGGATGGGGAGTCTTCGGCTTCATCCTGCAGGGCGGGAGGGGGCTTTAGCTTAGTGAATTGCCGCGGCATGAAGGGCTGCGAGCTGATGGAACAAAGCCGGGTGCCCGCTGTTCCCCCGGATACCGCGCCACCGCCATCGATTTGCAAGGACTGTTGAATGGCCCGCGTAACTCACACCATCGCCAGCCTAGAGCTGAGCCAAGCCGCCTACGACGAGATCGAGGCGAAGCTATTGGCGGCGGGGTATGAGCACCTGTTTGCGGCAGGGCCCGGGTCGGCGATCGATCTGCAGGGTATTGTTGTGACGCGGGAGCAGGATACGCCGCAACAGATCGTTGAGGAGCTTTTGACGCAAGAGCCGCACAACTGGCGCAGAGGGCTAAGACACGCAGCCATCGCTTGGCTTGCCGAACAGGATCGCAAGGTCGGCGACCAGGCCACCTATTGCTTCATGTGCGATCAAATGGTCGACGTGCGATGCGACCGCGAGAACTGCCTACGTGCGGCTAACGACCGGGTACGCGCCGACCTGGGGCTGGTGCCATGAACGGTCCAAGCGATCCGTGGGCTGCAGCCAAGCTCGGTATCATCACGGCCGTCGCCGGCTATAGTCTCTTGGTACTCATCCAATTGCTGGCTGGCTCATACTCATGAGACGCTATCCGCGCTACACCGCAGCCCGCAAGCCGACGATCCCGTATCTCGATGAAGAGTATCATCCTGGTTTGATGCTACTGATCGCCCTCTTTGCGGGCTCCATGCTCGGCACCATATTCGTGCTGTTCCTGATCTTGGGAGCATGACATGAACCAGCCAATACCGACCGCCGAGCAGCAGAAAGCCACGTTGCTGGCGAAGGGGCACACCGAGGCAAGCCTCAAAGAGAACAACTGGCGCCCGAAACCATGGATGCCAGATGATGACAGAATCCATCAAGAGAAGATGGATTTCGCGCCGCACTATCAGCGCTGTCCCGGCGAAGGCTGCACGAGCGTTGGCACATTCAAGGCGCGTTACAATCCGGCCTACGGCGCCAATGCCCGCTATTACGTCTGCAAGTGGTGTGGCTACGGCCGCACGCGCGACGGTGAATGGCAGTTCTATCCTGATCCGGTCAGCGGTTGGGGTTGGAAGAATGAACGCTCGGGGCCTACGCCAAAGATGCTCTGCGAAAAGCTGGATCCTTGGTGTTGACATGCCCCGCGCTCTCCTAGGCTTCGGCTACATTGCAGCCGTATTCAGGGAAGCGCGAGCCGAGGAGCGCGCGCGTGCGAAGCATGCCGAGGACCGCAGAGCGGCTTTACGCCAGCGCGAAGTCGAGGCGTTAGAGACCATTGCCCAAGAACTCGCTAACGGCCACCGGAATGGTCCGGCGGTTTTCCCTCAAGGAGATTGAAGCCATGCCAGTCGATAAGCGATCTCATCCCGAGAAGATTGAGCAGCGCGTCCGTGAGCTTCTCGCCGAGTGGGAATACCACCGGGGCAGCCTTCCCGAGCCGCTGATCACAGGTCTCACCAAACTGCGCGATGCGGTGCGCGCAGCCGATGCCGATCCCACGCCGCGCGTCGAAACCCCTCGGCAGGCATAGCCGGCCCTAATACGGAGACTGACAATGAATATCATGCGTCATCTTGCGGCGGTCGGCCTGCTGATCGCCATGCTCGCCCTTCTGATCGTGTTCGCGTTGCTGTTTGGCACGAGTGCGGAAGGCTTTCGCTGGTTCGTGGTGCTCACGCTGACGGCTCTTGTAAGCATCAGTTTGTTCATCGGCCTGCGCAGATTCGGTCGACTGGCGCTGATCGCGTCGCTCATGGCGATGATTGCCATGCCGTGGTCCTATGCGGCTGGCCTATGGCAGGGCCTGCCGATCGTCGGCGAGACTTCGTATTGCGTGGGCTATTCCGGCTACCCAACCGGCGTGACCCAGCCGACCATCAATCCCAGCACCCCGAACAACTGTAACGCCACGGCGCCTGCGGGTCCGGGTGCGCTGTCCGGCAACGAGGTCAATCCGGCCGACATCCCGACCAATACCGGCGGCGGGCCATCCTCGGTCCTGATCCCAATCCCGTCGGAAGCATCCGGCGCCTATGTCTACTTCTCCTCGCTCACGTTGCAGGGCACGCTCGAGGTCGCGACATCGTCGATCGCGATCCCGAACCTGATCACCAACGTGATCGTGGACCCGACCGGCACGCTGACCGCATTCACCGCCACGCTGCCTTCAGCACCGCTCGACGGCCAGATCGTGCGTCTGATCTCCTCGCAGCAGATCACGCCGACCTTGGTGATCACCGCGGCCTCGGCCTTAACCACGGTGAAGAACGCGCCGGTGTCATTCAGCCAGCTCGCCAACGCCTCCGCGACCTTTGCGGCGACGTCGCTGCCGTTCAGCGCATCGTTCATCTACGATCTGGCTAAGAATACTTGGTTCAGATTCTAGCCTTCGCATCCGGTGTCGCCCTGGCCGCCATGTACTGGCCAGGGCAGACCGGAGCCGCTGAAATCTCGCGCTGGGCCCTCATCGCTATTGCGTGCCCAGCGCTTCTTCTCCTCGTCAAGATACGTATCACGACCGTTCACCGCTGGGGCATTGCGCTCCTGATCTGGGCCACCGCCTCGCTGGCTTGGTCGACCGTGTTCTATGATGCGCTCAATGCCTGGCTGCAGCTGGCGTTCATGGCCTGCGCATTCGCGATTGCGGCCGAGACCGCCGACCTCAAATGGTTCTATCGCGGGCTGGGCGCAGGCATGCTGGTCTCGTTCGCTGTGGTGATCATGCAGCTAGGCGGTATGAACGTGGCCATGGTCGCGCCCGGCAATGCGGCACCTACAGGCCTCTTCGTCAATTCCAACGTGCTGGGCTGGACCGCAGCCGTGGTCTTCGTGCTGCTGATCGCTCAACATAGCCGCACCGAGTACCTGCTCGCCGTGCCTGCCGCCTTCTGCCTGATGATGTCCGATTGCCGGTCCGCGATTGGCGTGGCCGCCGCGTGTTTCCTCGCCATCATCTGGCAGCGCAATAGGTGGGCCGGCACAGCGTTCGGGCTTATCATCGGGGCCGAGATCGCCCACCGCTATCACCGTATCGCCGACATGAGCTCGATGCAGCAACGGCTCGGCATCTGGCACGACACGCTCACCGGGGTTACGCCGTTCGGCCACGGCATCGGCTCATTCTATTCAGCATTCTCGGCCTACTCGACCGGGTTGACCTCGGAAGGCTTCTGGCTCGACCTGTCGCATGCACATAACGACGCGCTCGAGATCCTGTTCGAGCTTGGAGTCCCCGGCCTTGCAATATGCGGCATCATCATCGCACTGGCGTGGCGCTACGGCGCACCGGCCGAACGCTATGGCCTCGCCTGCATCGGGGGCACTTCGCTTGTGGGCTTCCCATTGCATCAGCCGCTCACGGCCGTTCTGTTCGCTGTCCTTGCGGGTCATGCTGCTCGCGGCTGGCATCTGCTACGCAGCCCTCAGCTTCACCGCGGACCGCGATTTCACGCTCGGCAATACGATCCAGACCATGGGGCCTTTGTGGCGGGCCTCACGCTTGTTCCCGCTGGATCATCGCTACCGGCTGGGGCCGCCGCGCCTGATCATCCGCGATAACATCTGGTACAAGCCGGACCAGGCGCTATTCGTCTTGCGCGACGCGCTGAGCAACGATCCGTATTCGCCGATGCTCAAGGCTTGGATCGCGGCATTCGAGGCGAGGAAGCAGCCATGAGCCTTGCCGAGTTCGGCGACTTGGTTTGGATATTGGCGTTTCTGAGTTGCGCCATCTCAGCGCTCGTCATGCGATACGAATACAAGGAAGAAATCGAAGATGCCGGCCCTCCTGCCGGACAGCGCATGCGCGACGCTGAGTTCCTTGCGCAGATCAACAAACGGAGAGACTGACATGCCAAGAGGCGAAAAAGGCAAAGTGACCCCGCTGCGCGACTGGACGGAGCAGAGCTACGGCATCGAGAATGGCCGTGCCGTGTCCTCGCTGGAAGGCTCAGGCAACATGGGCAACGACGCCAAGGGCAAGGGCCGCCAGATCCCCGGCGGCGTCGAGGCCATGAACAAGCACGGCTCGGCCGACAAGGGCCGCAAGGAATTCGGCGGCTCCAACAACATCGAGCGGCGCTCGCCGGAGCGTCATCGCGACTAAAGAGGGAAAGCTGTGGCTTAGCACTAGCCTACACCCCTATGCCACGGCCCTGCGGCGGCACCACTAGAATACCTCCCTGCCAGCCAGCCCCTGGTCGGTGCCGCCGTTTTAATTCAAGGAGTTCCGCATGCCAGAACCATGGGATAAGCCAAACGGCACTTGTTCGCACTGCGGAGCGCCATTGAATGCCTACCTTGTGGGCGGTTACAAATTGCACGACGGGCACTATGCGGTGGCCGCGGCGTCCAATATGACAAGAAGCCAAATCGAAGCCGCTATCAAAATCTCCGAAGAAAACATCCAAGCTTTGCGTGGACGACTGGAAAGGATGGCGGCATGACCATAAAGCGATCCCCCACGGCGTCGGCTCCCGACTACATCGAGCCGTACCGCAAGACCTCCAGCACCGGCCCGGCCCAGTTCGAGGGCAAGCTAGCCCCGAAGTCCGCGACCGAGCGCGACTGGCACAAGGGGTCGTACAGCCAGACTAGCGGCCGTGCAGCGGGGTTAGGCTCCGGGCTTCCCAAGGGCGACCCGCAGATTCCCCGCGCCGGGCACGCCACCGCGGACGACCCCATGGGCAAGCCGGTAACGAGGAAATAACTGATGGCCATCAAAGGCACGGAACCCTATTGCCCGGTGTGCAACGAGCACCACTACGGCATCTGCCCGAAGGCGCCGCATCGGCTTGTTCCAGAGGAATTCCTTACATCCCTCAAGGAGCGGGTTATGCCGCCCTCCCCCAAGTTCCTGCAATTCGTCGCCGACCAGGAGCCATGGACGCAATATACGCTTGAGAATGGCGCGGTCATTCGCATCCGCGTCATGCTGGTCAAGGTGATCAACGAGGGCAAGATCAACCCCGACGGCTCGCCGCAGTACCAGCTGCAGTGCCAGCAGGTCATGGACATCACTTGGCCGGAAGACATTCAGCGCGACATCGCCAAGCGGCAAGCGGGAGGGCAGGAATGAAGTTCACCCTTTGGGTTTGCGCCGCCATTATCGCGCTCCTGGTCCTAGCCGTCTCGCTGCCGGCATGGGCGCAACAGCACGTCATGGGTCAGGCGCAATACCGTGCTCTGATCAATAACTCCAAGACCGTCACGCTAGGCCTGACGTATCAAACGCTGCTCAGTTCGATCCAAGGCGCAACGCCGAATAGCGGGGCGTCGGGTGCGGCGGGTCTATCGCAAACCACGCAGCGGCAATCGCTCGAGATCGAGAACAACAACGTCAGCGGCACCGATACCTGCTATATCATCATCGGTTCCACGTTCACGCTGCCGAGTCCGGTCACCACGTCCTCGACCGTGACCTCCACAATATCCGGCGCGACGATGACGGCGGCCCAGGCCTCGATCACGCTCGGCGTCGGCGCATCCTACACCCGCTATTGGCCGTACGTGCCCCCCGACCAGATCATCGGCACCTGCACCACCACCGGCGACTCGATCTATGTGGACGTGCAGTAGGATCGCTGCATCGGCGGTTCTATTCGCGCTCCTCGCTGTCGCCCAGGCGCACGAGGGGCTCGATACTTCGCAGATTGGTGGCCAGCGCGACGGCATCTCGTCCTCGGGCGGCGGCACGGTTTATTACGTTAATTCGAGCACCGGGCTGGATACCAATAACGGCAGAACGCCTACGACAGCCTGGCAATCGATCACTCATGTGCTCGCGCAGGTCTACAAGGCCAATGACGAGGTACTGTTCACCGGCAACCAGACCATTACGGGGTCGCTCGCTCTCACCACCACGACCAACCCAAGCGGTCGGTTCACGATTGGGTCCTACGGCACTGGCCAAGCGACGATCGTCTCAGGAAATGCTGCAGCGTGCGTGACGGCGACCAATATCCCAGCCATCACCATCAACAATATCATCTGCACAGGCGGCACCGATACCATCAGCACAACGGCGGGAATCTCTATCGTCAATTCGCAGGCTGGTAATACGACACTCGCCGGCCCAACGATCACGAACACCACGGTCAGCGGTTACGGCTCGAACGGCATCGAGATCAAAGGCACCAACGGCACATCTGGATTCAACGGCATCGATGTCATAAAGAACGTCGTGCATGACGTGACGGGAAATTCCGGCCCGCTCAGTTCCTGCATCCAGATTTATTCCACAACGGCGGCAAGCAGTAATGTCCATTCCAACGCGACGGTGAGCGGAAACACCGTTTCCAATTGCATCGGCACGACCGGACAGACAAACTGGACCGGCTCTGGCATCACCGTAGCTTTCGTCATCGGAGCGACCATACAAAACAATGTTGCTCATGATTTTGGCAATAACAGTACAAGTTCCAGCGGCCCGGTCGGAATTTGGACCTATGCAGGAACCAACGTCACCATCCAGTATAACGAGGCCTACAACGGCAAGACGGGAAGCGGCGGCGTCGATGGCGACGGCTTTGACTGCGATGGCGGCTCGAACGGCGTCATCATGCAGTACAATTATTCGCACAACAACGTCGGTACGGGTTTCTTGGTTTTCGCATTCAGCGGCGGCAATAATATCGGCTGCACGGTGCGTTGGAATATCAGCCAGAACGATGGCTCAAACACCGCTTATGCCTCCAGCATCGACATCGGCGCGGCCACCGGCGCGACGGTAACGAACTGCCAGGTTTACAACAATACGACGTACACCAATGTCAGTTCGGCATTCGGCAGCAACGAGGCCGGGTCGGGGCTGACATGCCAAGTCTCGAACAACATTTTCTATACGCTGTACACGAGCGGCGACAGCGTGGAAGTCGCGACTCCATCGTCGCTTACGCTCACCGGCAACGACTATTACGGCGGCGCATTCTCGTGGAACGGCACGGGATATTCCACCTTTTCGGCATGGCAGACCGCGAGCGGACAGGAGAAGATCGGCGGCGTTAACGTCGGTCTGACTTCGGAACCGCGCTTGGTCGTATATGGCGGCGGCGGCACGATCGGCGGCTATGTCCCCGCGTCGTTGACCCAATACCAGTTGCAGTCCGGCTCGCCGATGCTCTCTGCTGGCCTTAACTTGACGACGCAGTATAGCATCAATCCCGGCTCGGTTGATTACTACGGGGTATCGGTTTCCACGGCATCGCTGCCGGTTGGAGCTGGCCAGCAAATCACATGGACGAGCGGGACCGGCACTTGCGCCCAAGCCACTACGTTCCTGGCGCGCACATCCTCGCCTCCGGTCACCACACAACAGCAATATAATGCCCTTATCTGCGGCGGCGTTGCCGATGGCTGGTTCACCGTCATTGATTTTCTCTACAAGCTCGCGACGGATAGCTCGACCGACGCCGCGCTCAACCTGGCCAGTACCAGCTTCTCGTTGACGACGAGCGGTTCAATCACGTTCACCGCCAACCGCGGCTACGCAAGTGACGGCTCTACCGGCTATCTGAACACCAACGACAATCCGACGACATCTGGCGGCCAGTACGTCAAGAATAGCGCGATGTACGGAGTCTATGATCTTACCAGCAGATCATCCAGCGCATCCGCCTTCCAGATCGCGACCACGGATGTAACCAATCTTTCCGGGCTTTGCCTCGTCTGCATCTTTGGTGCCGGGACGGGGCAATTCCAAGCCTACGTCAATGAAACGATTGGCGTCGTCGGCACAGCCACCGAGACTAATTCGCAGGGCTTTTGGCTCATGCAGCGCACCGGAGCAAGTGCAGAGGCGGCCTACACCAACAAAGGCGCGTCGCAGGCGCTGGTCGCGCAAAATGCCTCTAGTGCATTATCGAACGGAAACTTTACCGTGGGCGGCGTCGGCGGCGTCGGCGGGTTGTATACCACTGACCAGATTGCCTATGCCTTCGGCGGATCGGCACTCAGCACGAGCGCGGCGCAAGCCGTGGCCTTGATGGCATATCGCATCAATGCCGATGCCACCGCGCTCAGCATCAATGCTTTCTAGGAGACGGCCAAAATGATCGTGCTTTATTCTGTAGTGATGGCAGCTCTCGGCGCATCATTCGTCACCCCATTCTGGCTCTCCCGCTACAAGATCAAGGGCAAGAATGCCTGATGCCAAGCAGGTCGCGCTATTCCCGCCCAAGGCCGAGCCGCTGTTCAAGACGGCGCCGTACAAGGTCATGTACGGCGGCCGCGGCGGATCCAAAACTTGGGACTTCTGTAGAGCGCTTCTGATCCTCGGTTCGCTCCGTAAGCTCTCAATTCTGTGCTGTCGCGAAATCCAGAAGTCGATCGCCGAGAGCGTGCACAAGACGCTCGCCACGCAGATCGACATGATGGGCATGAACCATCTATACCGGGTGCTCAAGACTAGGATCGTCGGCAACAACGGCACCGAGTTCATTTTCGCCGGCCTGCGCAACGACATCCAGGCCATCAAGTCGATGGAAGGCGTCGATATCTGCGCCGTGTTCGAGGCGACGTTCGTCTCCGAGAATTCGTGGCGCGTCTTGCTGCCGACCATCCGGCGCGATCCGCCCTTTGGACCGTTCGGCCAAGGCTCCGAAGTCTGGGTCGAGTTCAATCCCGAACTTGCCAGCGACTATACCTGGAAGTTCTGGGTGCTGGAGCCGCCCGAAGGCACCGTGGTCATCGAGATCAATTGGCGTGACAACGAGTGGTTCCCGGAAATCCTGCGCAAGCAGAAGAACGACATGCGCAAGCGGGACTACGAGGCCTACCTCACCACCTGGGAGGGCCGCGTCCGCAGAGTGCTCGCCGGCGCTATCTACGCCAAGGAGATGGAAGCCGCCGAGCGCGAGAAGCGGATCAATCCGAAGGTTCTGGTCGACCGCTCCAAGCCCGTCGATATCTCGTGCGACCTCGGACGCGCCGATACCTGCGCCCTGACGTTTTGGCAGCAGGTCGGGATGCAGCACAACGCGGTCGATTGCTACGGCAACTTCGGCTACGACTGGTCGCATTACCTGCAAGAGATTCAGAACCGCAAATACATCGTGGGCCGCATCTATCTGCCGCATGACGCCGCGAATGAGCAGTTGGCCGCGTCCAAAAGCATCAAGCGCCAGACCATGGAAGCCTATCCTGGCGATGGCCGCGTCATCACCGTGCCCCGCACCTCGAGCGTCGTGAACGACATCAATGCGGTGCGCTATACGTTCCCGCGCATGTGGTTCAATGAGGTCAACTGCTCGGATTTGCTGACGGCGCTCGCGCACTACCGCTTCGAGGTCGACCCCGATACCAAGGAAGTTGCGGACAAGCCCTTGCACGACTGGGCCTCGCATTTCGCAGATTCTGCACGGTGCTACGTCATGGGCCTCAAGGCCACCGGCGAGAACAAACTTCGTCCGCAACGCAACGTGCCGACGCCGCTGGCACCGCGCCGCGACGGGCTCAACTGGATGAACGGGTGACCGATGCGTAAATGGCACAAGCTTGCAATGGCGTCCGTCTCGCACAACGCCTTGCACCGTCACATGGGCCCAATGCAGCTGCGTGACATCGACCGCATCGTCAACAAGGCGATCTATGCCTCCTACGGCTGGCGCGACTAATGGCGCCACGTCGCCGCGAGCCCGATGAGGACGACAAGTTCAAGAGCGAAACCCGCCTTGTTCTCGATGAGGCGAAGGAGCGCTGGAAGCGCGCCGCCGAATGGGAAAGCGAGTGGCGGCAACTGGCGCTTGAGGACATCAAGTTCGCCAACGGCGACAGCGACAACGGCTGGCAATGGCCGGAGAGCGTCAAGAACGACCGCGACGTCAACAACCGCCCGTGCCTGACGGTCAACAAGACCAAGACCATCGTCCTGCAACTCGCCAACGAGGCCAAGCAGAACCCGCCGGAGCCGCGCGTCAAGCCCGTGGGCGACAAGGTCTCGTTCGACGCCGCGCAGGTCTGGGAAGGCCTGATCCGCCATATCATGTACGTCTCCAACGCCAGCCAGATATTCGGCGCGGCCAAGGAGAACCAGCTAGAAGCGGGCATCGGCTACTGGCGCATCGTTCATGATTTCGTCGACGACCGCGCCTTCGACCAGGAACTCAAACTCGCGCCACTCGATCCGTTCGAGGTCTATCTCGACTGCGACATCAAGAATCCAGACGGCTCGGACGCCATGTGGGCGTTCATCTTCACCGAATATAACCGCAAGGAGTTCGAGCGGCTGTTCCCGACGCTTACTCTGCCGCGTATCGGCTCGGGCCCGGGCTTCGACGACCGCGACGATTGGGTGCGCAAGGATAGCGTGCGCGTCGCCGAATACTACCGGATCAAGATCGTCGAGGACGAACTGATCTATCTCGAAGACAAGACCGGCAAGACCTGGACCGGCCTGCGCAGCGAGATCCCGCCCGGCGGCGTGTGGTCCAAGCAACTCAAGGATTTCCAGGACGGCAAGACCGGCGGCGACTTCAAGAAGCGTCCGGTCAAGAACCGCCAGCTGGAATGGTTCAAGATCGCGGGCGACGAGATCATCGACTCCACGACCTGGAGCGAAGACCGCAAGCTCAAGGGCAAGTACGTTCCGGTCATCCGCGAGCCTGGCCGCGAGCGCAAGGTGGAAGGCAGGCTCTACCGGGCTGGCATCGTGCGGGCGATGAAAGACCCGCAGCGCATGTACAATTATAATACCAGTGCCGAGGTCGAGGTCGTAGCAACACAAACTAAGACGCCATGGATCGTTGCGGCGGCGGCGATCGAGGGCAACGACGCGGCGTGGAATAACGCCAATACGACGAATGCCGCTTACCTAACCTACCGCCACTTGGACGATGACGGCAACGAGATCCCGCCGCCGCAACGATCAGAAACGCCAACTCCAGGCCAAGGCTATCTCGAAGGCATCCGTATTGCCGCCGCCGAGCTCGAGATGGTCTCCGGCGTCAAGACCGCGCAGGAGCAGAACCCGGCGCTTGAGCGTACCCCCAAGGCCATCGACCAGCGGATGCGCGCTGGCGAGGTCACGAATTACGACTTCACCGACAACGAGATGCTGGCGATCCGGCACACCGCCGTGGTGCTGATCGATCTGGCGCCGCACATCTACGACACCGCCCGCGTCGTCAAAATGCGGGCCAAGGACGGCACCATCAGCGAGGTGCACATCGACCCCGACAGCGAGATCGCCTACCAGAAGGACAAGCCCACGGGCGAGGACAGGGCCATCAAGGTCCTGTTCAACCCGACGGTCGGCAAGTTCGCGGTCGAGGCCGATGTCGGACCGGCCTACGCGACACAACGGCAAGAGGCCTGGGCGGCATTTGTCGAGATCACGACCCGTTCGCCGGAACTCATGAACATCATGGGCGATCTGGGCTTCCTCGCCGCCGACTTCCCGATGGCGCAGGATATCGCCGACCGCATCCGCCGCAACATCGAACAGAACATGCCGTGGCTGCTCAAGGACAGCCAGATCGGGCCGCTGGTCGCAAAGCTCACCCAAGAAAACGCCGAGGCGCAGAAGCAGGTGGGTGAACTCATGGAGAAGCTGGCCGAATACCGCATCAAGGTCCGTGGCAAGGACGAGTTGCGCGATATCGAAATCGCCGATGCCGAGAACAAGCGGCTGACGGCGGAAGCCGGCGCGGTCGAGAGCCTCATCAAGGTCGGGGAAGGCCACGGGCTCAAGAAGCTCATTCAGCAGACCTTGGCCGAGATGCTCGGGTTCAATCCGAACCAGATCGAAAAGGCGAACAAGGACGTGATTGCGGAGCAGAATGCGGCATCAGCCAGCAACGGCAGCGCTAATGCCGGAGCGTAAGCTGCTGGCGGCTATGTGCCTGCTGTTCGGCGGCGCCACGCTGATCATGATAGTGTTGCTGTGCGGTATCGAGACCGTATTCGAGTTCGGGCTTCTCGACGGTCACATCAAGGAAAGATGGCGCACCCGCTATGAAAATCCGATGATAACGATCCCGTGCGCGGAACGCGGCTGTCAGGACGAAATCGACAAATATCACATCACGCTTGAAGCGGCTGGCCCGATGCAAGCCGCGCCGCGCCGCTGATGGCCAAGTCTAGAATAGGCAAGGCACTCGCCGCCGGATGGAACGCGGTGCGCGGCCGCGAGCGAACGCCAACTCCGCCGACAGCCAAATCATCCAAGGCGCAGCGCATGCGGGCCATCGTCAAGACGTCCGGCAAGCAGGCCACCGACCACATGAAGCCGCTGGCCGAAGAGAAATCGCTCAAGGGCCGCACACGGCGCACCCTAGTGAAACGTGAACGGCAAAGGAGAGGGAAATGAGAAAGCACCACGATGAGAAGGGTCGGCACGCTCCGGCGCAATCAAAGATCGCGAAGTCCATGAGGGAATATAAGGAAGGCAAGCTTCACAGCGGTTCCAAGCATGGCCCGAAGGTGACCGAGCGCAAGCAGGCCATCGCGATCGGCATGTCGGAAGAACGCAAGGCCAAGCACGGCGGCAAGAAGCATCACAACGGCACCAAGCATCATGCCAAGAAGCATGAGCACGAGCACAAAAAGCACCACGGCAAGCATCATCACCTCAGCGCCAAGAAGCGCGAGCATGAGCACATGGAAAAGAAGAAGCGGCACGAGAAGGAATAGCCGTGCAGTGGGTCACCAAGCATTTTGCACTGGCCTGGGGTCACGACATCCATCGCGACTGCCCGTTCAGCCTGACGATTGCGCTCGGTGCTCGTAAACGCCACTTTATGGGCCCGCGCTATCGATTCATCTTCAAGGTCTATTGGGCGTGGCCGCAGATCGCGTGGGCCCACGATACCTGGGCGCTCAACGAGGAAGGCTACATCCGCGGCATGCCGGTCGTGCGCCGTGGCGTCCCCTCAAGCTTGTGGACCGGCCGGCCTTGGCATATCAGATCGGTAACGTGGTTCCGGGGAATCGAGATCAATCGCTATGCTTAAAGTTCCGGTCCTCAGAAAAACTGACGATATTGCGGAACTGTCAGACCAGGAATTAGTCGCAGCGCTACGGCATCGCGCCATTGAATTGGACAGGTTCTTTGCAGGCGGTTTTGCTTTATCATGCGATCTGATAAATGAAGCTGCACGGCGTTTAGAGGCGCGCGATGTCTGACAAACAACCGGAAGAGCCGAAGATCTACACGCGCCCCGGCCTGCACCTGATCACGCACGCCTGTTGCGAGAGGGCGCGGCTTGTCGAAGAAGAGGGTGTCGAGTATTTCAAATGCCCCAAGCACGGCATCCGTGAAGTGAAGCCGGAGGATTTCCTGTTATGAGCTGGGTTGTTCTCTTCGGTCTCCCCGCCGTTGTCCTTACTGGCTATGCGCTTTACGTTATCATCTCCGGCGCGCCGCATCCTGATTCAACCGGGTTGGATCGGCATCCGTGAAAAGACTTCATGGAGAATTTGCGCGTGGTTGAGAGAACTATCGAACATCACGCCCGCGAACTCGCTTCGATCTTCTACGAAGGCGTCCGCGCCGCCGAGAGCCAAGACCACAAGGTTCAAATCCGCCAGCGTGGCCGCATCCTGCTCAACATCGAGCCTAAGCTGTTCGCCAAGACGTATCCTACGCTCAAGGACTATCTCGCCGGCCGCAAGCATGGTCGTGAGAAGCGTTTCCCTGACGGGTCTATCCGGCATATTGACGACGGTTCGGTGCACTACGACACGCCAGGCTGGCTGCACTGGTACAAGGGCGCGCGGGAGCAACTGACCGAGATGCTGTCGATGCCGCAGGTTCACCAGAACCTAAAGGATGCGATCTATGCGGCGTTACTTGAGGACCGCGAGAAGGAACTGAAGCAGACCGACCCGCGGCTGTCGCCGAACGTCACGCAGGCGCCGCTCGGCAGGCTAGGAGGACTCAGATGAGCCTCGACCAAGACGACGACAATTACGGCGTCGACACCCTTCCCGACGGCGATGTGCGCATCCGGCTCGGCGCGGTTATGCCGTTCGAGGTTCCGCCCGAGGCCGCCATCCGCTTGGCCGGGCTGCTGCTCAAGAAGGCAGGCTGCGAGATTCTGTTCCGCCAAGGCAGTATGAAGGTCAGGTTCCCGCGCGGCTTCGAGTTTGGCAACGAACTTGCGGTCATCGAGCGGCAACGTAAGGTCAGTTAACGAAGCGTCCGGGCGCCAATCCCGTGCAGGAGAGAGCTATGCGCATCCGCTACCCCTACGAGTTCCATAATCCCCTCATTTGCCTTGCCGACGGCGACCCTCCGCTAGACCCCACAGGAGGCTCAGGAGACGCGCCGCCCCCCGCAGGCGGTGATGGCACCCCTCCGCCCGATCCTGCGGCTGGCGCTGCTCCCCCGGACGGCACGCCCCCTGCCCCGCCGACGCCTCCGGCCGCTGACCCGAACGCTTGGAAGGACAAGCAAATCGATCGGCAGCACCGGAAGATCAAGGAACTCGAGGCTCAGGCTGCCAAAGTCGCCGAAGTAGAGGCTGAGAACGCCCGGCTACGGGAACTAGCCGCCAGAACGGCCCCTACAACCCCGCCCGTGGCTCCTGGTGCGCCTCCGGCTGCCCCGCCTGTTGCGGCTGCCCCGCCCGCCCCCGCAGCGCCTATGGCCGCCGCGGACCCCGTAGCCAAGGCCCGCTTCGATCTTGAGGTCGAGAACCTCACCAAGCAGGTCACGGCGGAACCGGAATGGCCGACGGTGGCTGCCAATCTGCAGAAGATGGGCGGCGTCCCGCCCGATCTTATGAACGGCATCTTCGCCAGCGATGACCCTGCTCATGTCCTGATGACGCTCGGCAAGGACCCGAACAAGTTCCAGGAGATCCTCGACCTGCCGCCGCAGAAGCAGACCGCGGCGCTGATCAAGATCGGCATGGAGAAGATAGCGCCGAAGCCCCCAGTCCGGCCTTCCGGCGCGCCGCCTCCCGTTGCACCCGTGGTTGGCGGTGCTGGTGGGCAGGCTCCGGTCACCGGATCAGTCGATCTCTACGATCCGAAGATGCAGATGGCGGGACCGCCGACTCCCGAAGGCAATGCGCAGAGATGGAACCCGAATGCGGACCAGTACGATGCCGCGTGGTTCGCCGAGCGTGCCCGCCAGAAGCGCGAGAGCGTCGGCCGGCCATGGTCGCTGAGCAAGACCGGGCAGCGGTGATTGCCATGAAAGCTAGCGATGTCACGGGCGGACCGGATGGGTTACAGCCTCTTGAAGATGCCGAGATCAGCGAATTGCGAATGTGTTTGCTGGTGCAGGCATTCGGCGGACGATCGATCCGTTACGTCAAGATCGCGCCCGAACCTGTATTGATCGTAGCGCACGATCACGTCGACATGCACTGTGATCTGCGGATCAGCGAAGAAGAATTCCAGCTTCTTGAACGCGACCTTGACACCTTTGAGAAAACCATCGCCGCTCCGATGATTTCAAATCTGGAAGAATGTGCCGCTCCCGAGCGATGGGAACGCTATATCGCTGCTGTCAGTCGTATAGCAGAACTGATCTTACAGCGTCCGGCCGCTTGATAGCCGTGCCTATGATCCCTGAACCGTTGGTCCTGGCCTACCCAGTGCTAGTCGTCCGGCCGACAAATAGCCGTGCCCAGCCCGTGCTGGCCGTCCGAGCGGAAACTCGTGCTGAACCGCACCTCGCGAAAGGCATGGTGCAATCGCAACCAGCACAGGGATCAACCCCAATGGCTAATTCAATCCTCACGATCAAACGCTAGGTCGTGACTAAACCGTGTGAATTGATCTGGAACACCCTTAGAGCCATCGTCGCTACAACGCAGCCAGGAATGGCAGACGTGACAGCCGAAAAGAACGATGGATTGGGCAATCAGCAGCCAAGCCCCGAGCACCGGGGAAGGTTCAACGATCAGAGCGCAAGCTCGTAGGGCCAAGCGGCCCGAAGCGCACGGCTCCCGCAAGGGATGATGATATGATCTGCTCCGCGGTGAAAGCTGCGGCTGTCGCAAGACGGGCAACGGTGGCAATCGTTGCTGAACATCTGGCAGCATGATCACGAGAGAGGCGATTGAGCTCTTCGTGAACTCGAACGCTAAAGAATGATGGCGTTCTAAAACTGGGTGAAACGGGGAAACTCTCGCAAGAGACAATCCCGTAGCAAGCCGCTGAGGACATAGGTTCGGCGGAAGCTCTAGAGACTAGGCCGTGAGTTCCAACAATAATCGGCCCACGAGCGCCCGGCCCTCGCAAGAGGTGATGATATAGTCCGAGCTGCATGGCGACATGCAGAAGCGCAGGATAAAGAGCCCGCGCGATAACAGCTCTGTTCATCAAGAATATCGACCGTCAGTTCGATGACGAGTTCGGCCGCAGCGGTGCCAAGATCGGCTCGCAGCTGCGCATCCGGCTGCCCAACGACTTCATCGTGACGTCCGGTCCCGGCGTGTCCGTGCAGGACACTTCGGAACAGCAGACCGTGCTTACGATGTCGACGCAGCAGCATGTCGACGTGTCGTTCTCGCAGGCGGATCTTCTGCTCAGCTTGGATGACTTCGCCGAGCGCATTCTGTTGCCCATGATGAACAACCTCGCCGGCTCGGTTGCGGCGACCATCATGAGCAATACGGAAGGCGCGATCGCGGGCATCCAGGCGAACCTCGACGGCGCCGGCAACATCCAGACGCCTAACGCGGGCACCTACCTCCAGGCCCGCGCTCGTCTGAATGACAACTCGGCGCCGATGCCGGCCCGCAAGGTGATCAACGACCCGTGGACGGAAGCCCGTGTGGTGCAAAGTCTCACCGGCCTTCTCAACCCCGGTTCGGCGATCAGCGAGCAATATTACGAAGGCGTGATGTACCGCGCTCTCGGCTTCACCTGGTTCATGGACCAGACGGTGATCAAGCATACCGCGGGATCGTTCACCGCGGGCACCGTCAACGGCGCTAACCAGACCGGGCCGACGCTCGTGACCAACGCCATTACCGGCTCGCTCAATGCCGGCGATATCGTCACCATCGCCAGCGTCAACGCGGTCAACCGGGTCACCAAGCAGACCACCGGCATGCTGCGGCAGTTCGTGGTCACCTCGAACGCGGTATCGGGAGCCACCTCGCTCTCGCTCTACCCGTCGATCATCCCGGCCTCGGGCGGCAACGCGGTCCAGTACCAGACCGTGACCGTTTCGCCGGCGGCGAACGCGGCGATCTCGCTCTATACGCTGGCGTCCGTCACCTTCCGGCGCAACTTTGCTTACGCGCCGCAGATGATCACCATGGCGACCGGCGACCTGCCGATCCCTGCGAACCTGCAACAGTCCGCACGGCACAGGTACGACAACGTGTCGATGCGGTCGCTGACGCAGTACCAAATCGGGACGGATCAGGAGATCACGCGCTTGGATGTCTTGTTTGGAAGTTTGAACCCTCGCCCAGAATGGGGCTGCCTAGTCGTAGACAGTATCTAGGGTTTTCAACAACTTAGCATGGCGTGACTTAGCAATAGGTCACGCCTACCACTTCACCGATAGGAGATTTGAAATGCCCGACACCGTGAAACTAGACCCCGCAGCGACTGCGGTTCGCTTACGTCCACTGCTGCTCAAGGAACCTCCGCATCCCGCGCCCGAAGATCAGCGCAAGGAAAGCTTCCTTGAGGAGGTCTGCAAGTTGCTGGATCTCGAACCGACGCCGCTCAATATCGCGCATGTGGCCGGGTTGATGGCCAAAGCCGGCATCGAGCCGCATGTGGTCGACGACTATCCGAAGGCCGTCAACGTCCAGGACAACCGCGGCCGTATCGTGCCGCTGGTATGGCGTCCCGGTCATGCCAATGCCGGCAATGCCGTCGTCTTCGAGTCCGAGGAGGACGAGAAGGAGTTCAAGGAAGGCGACGCCGTGATCGCCACCGAGTATGCCGACGCCACGCCGGTCGCTCAGCCGGCACCCGCACCGGCGCCTGCCGCCTAATCACCTCTGGCGAGTGGCCGAGCGCCCGCAATGCACGGTCCAACTTAGTCGAGATGGGCGGGGGAAACCGAAGCGGCTGTTAGTACCCCGCCCCGCGAATTCACATAAGGAACCATGACCATGGGACACAACTCATCCATTCCCGATTCCCCGCAGACCAATGAGAAGTTCTTCCCGACCTGGGTGAAGAACGCGCCTCCCGGCCAGAGCGGGCATCCGTTCCCGAAGATGCTGGTGCGCGCCTTCACCAAGGACGACCGCGCCGAGTGGCTGGAGAAGAACCGCAAGATCGAGCGGAATACCCGTGAGGAATACTACGAGGAGCGGTGCCCCAAGCTCGGCGACCCGGTGCCGATGGTGGCGACGCAGGAGATCGTCGACGCCGGATTTGCCCCGAACGTCGGCGCCGACATCATCGTGAACAACTCGGAGGACGAGGAACTGGTCTGCGAGATGCTCGGCATCGAGGTCAACCGGCCGCTGCCCGGCACGCTCGCGATCCCGCTCAACATGGGACCGTCGGCGAACGAGACGCGGCTCGCGGCGGAGAACGAGAAGCTGCGCAAGCAATTGGCGGCCGCCGAGGATGACGACGAGGATGAGGCTCCGGTCCGCCGCCGACGCCGCAAGAAGAAGGTCAAGGCCAAGCGCGCGCCGCGTGCCGTGACCATCGAGCAACTCGGCGAGGACGAGTAATTGTCGACCGTAACCGGCACGTATACCGTCAACGACGTTGTAACGACCGCTTATAAGATGTCGGGGCTCTTGGCCCGCGGCCAGACGCTCAGCGGCGGGGAGATTCTGGATGGCCAGAACCTTCTCGCCCGCATGCTGGCGCAGTGGAACGTCAAGACCTGGCTGGTGTTCGAGAAGCTCGATCTGGCATTCCAGGCGACCGGACAGGATACCCCGTACACGGTAGGCCCCGGCGGCAACTTCGCGCTGACGCCGCGGCCGGACCGGATCGAGGCGGCCTACCTGCGCATCCTCGGCTCCGGCACGGGCTTGCCCGTCGACCAGATGCTCAAGCAAATCCCGGCACGCGAGCAATATGCCGAGGTGGCGCTCAAGAACCTCGTGGCGTTCTCCAAGGCGTATTTCTACGACACGGCATCGCCGGTCGGGAACCTGTTCGTCTATCCGTGGCCGCAGGGCGGGGGTCTCTACGAAGTCCACATCATCTGCAAGAACGTGTTCCCGCTGATCTTGCCGCTGACGCTATCGCTCGCAGGATTGCCGCCGGCTGCCGGAGCGGCGATGGAGTTCAATCTCGGCAAGCGCCTGCGCCAGTTCTACGGCAAGGGGCTGCGGCCGGACCCGGAATTGAATAAGCTGGCGAAGGATGCGCTCGACACGCTGCGGGCTTCGCAATGCCAAGTTCCTGAATTGAGAATGCCCGCTGTTTTACGTACACGCACCCGGTACAACGTGTACGGCGATTTTACGTATTAGTCTCAATAGCTTGCCTAGAGGAACATGGCCATGAAATCAACTCGCTTCGGCGCTGCATTCGGTGCAGCCTTCGCACTGGTCATAATCGGGGCCATTGGTGCGATGGCCTCGCAATCGGCGTTCTGGAACAACGGCGCTGTGACGCCCGGACCGTGGCTTGGTGATTACAACTTCAACATCAACCGATTGTTCTCGGCGCATGCGCAAGATAACGGCATGGGCTATTCGCCGTCGCTGTCGGTCTCGCAGACCTCCGGGCAGGCGAATTGCACGCAGCTGCAACAGGACGGTTTCATCGAGATCAAGACGTCGGCCTCGACCGGCTATATCTGCCTGCCGAGCGCCATCGCAGGCAAGCGGGTGTCGATCGGCAACGCTTCGACACAAACCATCGATCTCTATAGTTCGGCCACTCCGGGCGTGCAGGGCGGCTCCACGGACACCATAAACGGCACTGCCGGGACGACGCCCTATACCGGCCTCACCAACGGCAAGAGCACCTACTGTTTCGCCGCCAATAACGGCGCGTGGTACTGCGGTTCCATCAGCTAACTCACAGGAGAGCGGCAATGAATCGATGGTTTAATCTTGGTCGCGGCTTCGGCGCCGCCTTTGCGTTGGTGTTGCTCGGCTTCCTTGTCGCCAAGGCTGCGAGCGTGTTGCCGTTGCCGGGCACCAACGGCCCGTCGCTCGGCGATCCGACCACAAACATCTATTCGATAGAGCAGTCGCTGCAGAATAATACCTTCTCAAACTATTCGTCGGTCACCACGGTCAGCACCACGTTGACCCAGGCCGGTTGTACCCAGCTCAATGGCGGCATGACATTCCTCACTGCGACGCTTGGCGGCACCGGATCGGTCTGCCTGCCGACGGCCAAGCCCGCTGCTGACGTCTACATCGCCAACAACACGGGCCAGACGGTCAACATCTATTCGAGCGTCACCAGCTGGTCGTCGACGCAGACTGACGCGATCAACGGCACCACCGGCACCACCGCTTACACCAACATGACCAATGGCAAGAGTGCGGAATGCTTCGCTCCGGCCGGCGGTTCGTGGTGGTGCGTGTCCGGCAACTGATGCGCCGATCCTTCTCCACAAAAGTGCGAGCACACTATCTGCTCTTCCGTGATGGGGGATGCGGACGATGGCTTGCATTTTGGGCTGCGGTTCATGTTGCAGCGAGTAGCTAAGCTGTGGCCAGAATCCCTATTTTGGGAGGATCGTACAAGCAGGCCTCGCTAATCGCGGGGGCGCAGCGTTCGGTCAACCTGTATTGTGAAAAGAACGCCGAATCCGCTCAGGCCCCCGTCAATGTCACGCACTACTCGCGCCCAGGGAACACGCCTCTGGGCGCGCCTCCTGCCCCTGCCCAAGGCCGCGGGCTCTACGTCTCCACGCTCGGCGATCTCTACGCCTTCATTGGCCAGAACGTCTATTGGATCAGCCCGGATTGGGTTTTTACCCTGGTCGGCGTATTACTCACCCCGAGCAACAATCCGGTCTATGCGGCGGACAATTCGACCGACGCCATCGTGGTGGATGGCTCGACCACGGCTTATGAGATCGTTTTGGCGGCCGGAGCCAAGGGCACCTTCGGCACGCTCGGCGATCCGAACTATCTCGGCTCGGATCGCGTCGACTTCCTCGACTACTTCCTGATCTTCAACGAGCCGAATACGCCGAACTGGTATTCGACGCTGGAGAACCAGGCCGCGTTCAACGCGCTCTACTTCGGCACCAAGACGGCATGGCCGGACAACGTGATCGCGGTCATCGCGGTCGAGCGCCAAGCCTGGATCATGGGCAAGTACAAGGGCGAGATCTGGACCAACAACGCCACGGTGCCATTCCCGTTTGGCATTCTCTCAGGCAACATCATCGAGCAGGGCTGCGCCGCCAAGTATTCGCTCTGCAAGCAGGATGTGAACTGTTACTGGATTTCGCAGTCCCCGGAAGGCTCGCGCATGGCGATGCGGGGGGCGGGGCAGCAGTCGCAGCGCATCTCGACCAACGCCATCGAAGAGGAATGGCTGACCTATCCGCGCGTCGACGACTGCATCGGCGTCACCTATCAGATCAGAGGCCACCCGTTCGTCGAATTCCACTTTCCGACCGCCGATCGCACCTGGGTATTCGACGAGAGCACGCAGGAGTGGCACGAGAAGGCCTATTACGACACCAACGGCGTGCAGCATCGAAGCCGCGACCTGTTCAAGGCCTACGCCTACGGCAAGAACGTGGCGCAGGACTGGAGCACCGGGCAACTCTATCTGGTCGATGAGACGAACTATTCCGACAACGGCATGCCGATCGTCTATCGCCGCGGCATTCCGCACCTGCTCGACAACGAGAACTTCGATCGGGTCACGGTCTGGCGGCTGATCGCCGACATGGAGTGTGGCAACGGGCCCGGTTATCCCGTACCCACGTTGACCGGCTCACCGTGGACGCTCGGCTTCAATGCCGGCTTCGGGCCGCCAGGGGTTCTCAACGAGCCGCCGATGGTCACCTTGCGGATCAGCCAGGACCGCGGCTTCTCGTTCTTCGTTCACAGCGCGCAATATCTCGGGGCGCAGGGCGAGTATTCGACGCGCCCGACGTTCAACCAGTGCGGCTACGGCATCGACTTCGTGTTCGAGCTGGTCTGGTCCGGCCCGATGCACACCGGACTGAACGGCGTCTTCGTGGTTACCGAACTGCATGGCGGGGATGAATAATGCCTGCTCACCTGGATGAGGGCGGCAATCATGCTCCAGCTCAGTCTGGCATCACACAGAAAATGCGTGGCGAGAAGCCAGCCGCGTTTTCAATGCGAGTTTACCACGGCAGTCCGCAGAGCGACCTAGGGAAGATCAAAGCATTCCCCGAAGAACGCCAATATGACAATGCCACATCGCAATTTGGCGCGTTCTTTAGCCCGTCGCCTACTGAAGCCAAGAGATATGCAGGTAATGGTCGGGTGTATCCGGCAGACTTAAAGCTATCCAAGCCTTACGAGATGCCGACTTCGCTATTCCAGTATTACCAATCGCCGCACAAGGATGCGGAAGGACGGTCACTGCCAGGCGAAAAGTGGAATGACCGCGCCGGAGAATTAAAGCAGGAAGCGTCTAGCTACAGGCGAGAACTACAAAAGTTGGGCCACGATGGCGTCATCATTCGGAATACGAGAGGCGATCCTATCGAAGTTTCGTCTTTCAAAGATGTGCCTGTAGGTTATGAATGAGCCGACATTACGAAATGATGCGCCGGTTTGATGATGAAGCCGGTCAGTGGCACTATGCGATCGTCCTGCCGACCATCGGCGATAACGTGCGTGTTGTCGAAGTCAGGGCGTTTGCATGATCCCTCCGTATCCGATTCAGCTAATATCGCAGAAGGACCAGAGCGTTAATCCCGACGGCTCGCTCAGCAACAAGTTCTTCTTCCTGATCCGCAATCTGTTCAACCGCACCGGGATGGCGTCCGGCTATCCGTTCCAGGTCGGGGCGGCTCTGGTGGCGCAGGGTGCGACCCAGAGCGCGGCGCTGCCACTTACGGTCGACTACAACGAGATCTTGACCGGCAACGGTGGCGTATTGCTCGCTGCGTTGCAGCCGGGCCAGCAGCAATGGGTCTATAACGGCATCGGCGGCAATCTGAACGTCTATCCGGCACTCACCGGCCAGATCAATGCGGAAGCGGTCAATGCGCCATACGTACTCGCCAACGGCAAAACTCAGGTATTCACCTGCACGAAGCTGCTGACGACGGGCGGTTCGTTCTACCGGACACTGGTTTTGGGCTAGGGGGCTTGCTTGCAATATTTCTATAAACTGACCGAAGGCGTGGTGACGATCGCCGCGATGACCGCGCTGATGGAGCATCAGGACCTGTTCAATGGCCATACCGACACCTCGCCGAAGGTGAAAGGGCTTTTGATCCGCGACGAGTATCACGCCAACCCCGCCGCCGCTCAGCTAACCGCGCTCGGCAAGATGGCGCTCACCACGATGCAATTGGTCGACGGCGTGCAGATCGGCGAGGTCAGCGTCATTCGGATCGAACCGGGCGGGCGGCTAGAGCAGGAAGCCTTGACCGCGCATAACTCGCAGTTCTCGCGCTTTCATCTGGTGCTGCACGGGCTACCCGGCATCACCATGGCGGTCGGCGACGAGGCGGTCGGCGTCAAAACCGGCGAAGCGTGGTGGGCCGACGCCAAGCAACCGTGTTCCACGACCAACAAGTCCACGGACGATTTCTTCGTCATGCAGATGGACATCCGCGTCAAATGAGGAGCCTTGTGGCGCTGCTCGAGGCGGCTTCGGTAACCCGGCAGGATGTGACAGCGCTCGAGACCGAGATGCGCAAGCTGCCGCAAGTCGATATCCCGGTGGCGCATTTCTTCTCCGAGGGGCTTTACGTGCGCGCCGTGTCGATCCCGAAGGGAGCCATCACCGTCGGCAAGATCCATAAGCACGAGTGCATCAGCATTCTGGCCAAGGGCGAGCGCTCCACGCTGGTCGATGGCCGCATTATCCGCGTCTCGGCCGGCTTCATCCAAGTCACGCCGCCCGGCTTCAAGCGCGCCAGCTTCACCCACGAGGATAGCGTCTGGGTCACGGCGCATGCCACGCAGGAGCGCGACATCAAGAAACTCGAGGATGAACTGGTCTGCGAGACCGAGCGCGACTATCAGGACTTCTGCCGCGTCATCGAGGCGGAGGCCGCACAATGTCTTTCATAGCAGCTGCGGTCATCGCCGGAGGCGCGGCGCTCGGCGGGGCGGCGATCTCGGCGTATGGCGCCAACCAGGCGGCGAGCAAGCAGGTGAGTGCCGAGCAGGCCGCTATCGCGACGCAGCAGCAATACGAGCAACCGTTCGTCAATGCTTCGACTACTGTGTTGCCCACATTGGAACAATTGCTTACGCCTGGACCGAACCAGACACAGGCTTTGAGCCAAATTCCCGGTTACCAGTTCCTGCTCAGCCAGGGCCTGCAGGGCGTCAACGCGACGGGCACCACGCGCGGCCTCGGCGGCAACGTGCAGGCGGCCGCCGCGAACTATGCCACGGGCACCGCACAGAACGCCTTCGGCAGCATCGTTAATCCGCTAATGCAAATTTACCAACAGGGGGCGAGTTCGGCCAACAGCGCGGCGAACGCGATCTCTAGTGCCCAGGTCGGCATCGGCAATGCCGGCGCTGGCGCGGCCAGTACGACAGCCAATGCCGCTTCCGGTGCACTCGGTAGCATCGGCAATCTCGCGCTGTTGCGCAGCCTGATTAGCGGCAATCCGAACTCGAACAGCTCTTGGGCGACGCCGCCGGCCAATTCCAACGTGGCGGCGCAGCCGGTGAACTATACCCAGAGCCAGAACCTATTCATGCAACCGCAGCAGTAGCAGGCCGCATGACCGGCGTTTCCTCGATCATCCAGCAACCCTCGCAGTCCGGGGCTTCGCCGCCGCAAGGCTCGAGCGGCACTGGCGATATGTCGTCGGCGCAGGCCTTCGCGCAGCCCGGGGGTGCCGCGCCTGCATCTCCGGGCGGCATCCCGCAGGCCAGTGCGCCGCAACCACCCCCGCCCCCGACACATGCCGAGACCGTGGCCGCGCTGCAGCACATCACGGCGTTCGACAAGCGCTGGAAGGAGATGCTCGCCGATCCGGGTGCGGGGACGCAAAGCCTGCGCACCAAGTTCTACGACGCCACCGCGGACCTTATGGGGGACGGCTATTGCACGCTGCCGCAGGTGCTGTCCTTGCTCAAGACCTTCCCCAGCGATCCGCTGGAGCAGAAGCAGTGGCTCACCAAGCACGTCCAGCAAGACGAGCAGGCCATGCAGATCATGCTGGCGCATCACGCGATGGGCACTCCGGCGAATAGCGACTGGGCGACCGAGCAGGCCAATCTGCCGCCATCGCCGTCCGGTGGCCCGCTGGCCAACAATCATCTCGACATGATGAGCAATATCGCCAATCGCTATAAGGCGGCGGCACCGCGCAAGCCGGTGGGCGCACCATCGTCGAACGCCATCCCGATGCGGTGACCAATGCCTGATCTCCAGCCGGACATGAGCGTTTATTCGCGGTTGGCCCCGCCGCCCGGCGTCGGCAGCATGAGTCTCAGCGACCTCATCGGGCTGGCGCAGCGGACCCGCGAGTACAATACGCAGACTTCATTGAGCGACGCGCTCAAGGGTGCAGCCGATCCGAACGACCCTACGAACGTCGACTTCGCCAAGGCGCAGCAGAGCTTCGTACAGGACCCGCGCAGCATCGTTACCCCGGGCGCGCTGCAGGGCATTTCTAGCGCCAACACGGCGCAACTCGGCCTCAATACGCAGCGGGTGCAGACGGCTTCTGACGCGCTCCTGTCGCTGATCGGCCACGGCCCGAACGTCAAAGGCAGCGACGTGCTGCCGCTCATCCCGGTGCTGTCGCGCTACGACCCGCAGATGATCCCAACGCTCACGAAGCTGACGGCCAACATGCCGCCGGATGGCAAGCCGCTCTTGAGCGCGCTCACGGACCTCTACAACACGCGCTATGGCGGGGCGGGCATGCCGACCACGGCGGTGCCCAATCCGAGCGGCGGCACGACGCAGGTGCCGGCGGCGATCCAGAACCGCGCCAATCTCGGGCTCAACGGCCAGGGCGCCGGCGGTTCGGCGCTTCCCGGTGCAGGCGGCGTGGGCTACAGCACGCTCCCGGCCGGGGCTACGGGTGCCATGGAGACCTACGCCAAGGAAGGCGTTGCGCTTCGCGACGGTGCGCCGCAGATCCAGCAGCAAAAGACCATGCTGTCGGAGCTGGACAATCTCAGCCGGGAGGCGACCACCGGACCGACCGCAGGCTTCGACAAGCGCGTCTCGCAGTTCGCCCAGCGCTACGGCTACACCGGCACGCTGACCAAGGATCAGCTGTCCTCTTCGGAAGAATACGCCAAAATCGCCGAGACGCTGGTCGGCAACATGGCGGCGCAGAGCCACGGCACGGACGCCTATCTCAACAACGCCTACGGCTCGAACCCAAACCTTGAACTGTCCAAGCTCGGCCGCTCCGGCATCACCCACTGGCTGCAAGGCAACGTGGATGCGCAGAGCCTCATGCAATCGGAATGGAGCAAGTACCTGCAAGCCAATCCCGGTCGCGAGCAGGACTATCAGAACTGGCTCTATGCGCCGCAGTCGCAAGGTGGCTTCGATGTCCGCTCGTTCGATCCTCGCGTGTTCCAGTACGAGCGCATGGCCCCGGAGGAGCAGGCCAAGTTCCAGGCGCAGATGAGCCGCAAGGGCGAACTGGCCCGTTTCGCCGGTAACGTGCGCGACTATGAGCAGCGCGGCTGGACCGGGCCGGGGAATGGACCATGAGCCTTCGCATTAACAGAACAACTGGGCGGCGACCGCCTTATGGTCCCGGTCTCTATCGATCAATGAATTCTCTAGTGAAGCGTGGTGCATATAGCTATGCCGAAGGCTTGGAATATCGCGCCAGTATTGTGAAAGCCAGGAAGCCGCGTCCGAAGAAATGCAGCCGCTAAGACCAGATGATATCGACCTGATGACCCGGCTCGTGGTCGCCGAGAACAACAAGGCCGACCCCGCCGAGCAGGCAGCCATCGCCCATGTCATGCTCAACCGCTACGCCTCCGGCGACTTCGGCGGTTCCATGCAGGACGTGCTCAAGGCCCGGACCAAGGGCGGCGGTTACCAGTTCACCCCGTTGGGAACCACCAACAACAGCCCGTACAAGGTCGACCCGAGTTCCCCGGCCTACCAGCAGGCCCGGCAGGTCGTGGAGGGAGCCACCCAGGGTTCCATCCCGGACCCCACCAACGGGGCCACCTACTACCGGAACCAGGATGTGGCCCCAGGCAAGCCAGCGGGGGCCGTGGGTGCGGGTACGAAGATCGGGGCCCATACGTTCTTCGCCACGAACGCGCCTACGGGCGGGCCATCCCCGGACGACGCCGCAGCCGCCCAGTTCCTGGAGAACCGGCGTGCCGCGACCTCGGCCCCGGAACCGACCAACGCCGATGACGACGCCGCGGCTAAGTTCCTGGAACAGCGGCGGGCGGCGATATCGACCTCGAACTCACGGGTAAGTTCCGATTTCGATGCGCTGGCGTCGCAAGACGTGCATCCGATGACGGCCAACCCGCCAGCAAGTCCCCTCGCTCGGCTATTCGGGATGCCGGATAATCCGACCCGGTTCCAAACTGGGACGTCAATCGATATCTCGACGCCGGAAGCAGCGAACGCGGCCAAGGCGCAAAGGTTCTTCGGTCCTGTGATGAATTGGGCTCAGCAGAATCCGGTAGAAGCAGGCATGGCGCTTCTTCCCGGAGTTGGTGCACTTGTCGGGGGTGGCGTAAAGTTAGCCGCTCCAGTGGTTCGTGCCGCAGCGGCTCCCATCATGGCTTCGCCAGCCGCTCAAGGCGTCGCATCCCTAATTCGCAGTACATGGCCAATTACGGCTCCGGCCATCGGCACCGCAATCGGTACGGAAGCCTACAATCACGGCGAGGCCGCCTATCAATACGGCAAGAACCTGCTGAATAGTTTCTCGGAGTAGCCCATGAGGGAGGACCTTGGCTCTCAAGGATTTGATATCGATCCTCCGGGGGCTCGGTAAGACCGGCACAGGAGTTGGTCCTCCGGGCGGCCACTCGCAACTTTCCAGCATGTGCTTGCCTCATCGGCAGAACATGTCGCCGGATCGTCGCGATGAAGCCATGCACCACATACTGAGCACGTAATAAACATGTCATCGTGCTCGATCAGCCTGATTAGAAGTTCGTAGTCAGTTAGTGGAATAGTGATGGTTTGATCTGTTGCCAACATGTTCACCGTTGGTTCGTAGAGCGTGACACTTGTGACGGGACTTTCGGTTATCCACGTTCGCGCGCGCGTGACGCCGATAAGCAGAGTTCGCGTCACATGCGTCACTTTCTAAGCGTGTCAAGGGGATAAGCCCATGGCCGATGATCGATCTAGGACCAATAACCTTCTCAGGACCGCATTAAACCGCGGGCCGATCGCCGGCGTCCCAGCTGGGTCCGACTGGCGGCGCAATCTAGCGACCACGGGGGCTGTTAATAGCTCCGCCATCCGGGCATTAGCCTACAATAACGGGCAATTGCTGATCACGTTCATTACCGGGCACACCTATGCCTATGGTGGTGTCCCGAAGTGGATGTACGATATGTTTCGGATGGCCCCCAGCAAGGGCCAATTTTTCAATAGGTCCATCAAGGACCGTTACCCGTACCGGAAGCTGAGTTAAGCGATTAGGGGCAATTACAGGTCAGAGGTTGTGACCGGACCCGGATACGCGAGTTGGTCCTTAATAGGCCAACACTCACGGCACAGTTCCTTGTCCCCATACTTTCGCATTAGGCGCTGAGCTACTGCGATACGGCGAGCGGCCTTGGCAGATCTGCTGCTGGCGTCGATGATCCTAGCGCACCCGTCGCAGATCACCGTGAATTCAATGCTCATAGTCACCTCCCTGGTTGGAATCGGCCGTATATGTCGCGTTCTCGTGGGCGTCGGTTGCGTGCCTGTTGCGACCGCGTGGCCCAGCAGCAATTGCTAGGTTTATAGCCCCCATCGTTATTTCGTCGTTCTAGGGTTAATCCATGCGGCCGCTCGCCCATATCCGCCAAGAAGTTCTCAAAGGAGCGCCAGCGGCGACAAACCCTGATGCCGCGGCCGCCATACCACTTCCATGCAGGGCTCGACGGATTTGTGCAGCGGGCGACCATGCCCTGCCACGAGAGATAGGTGGGGGAAGACCCGCCCTTCCATGTATGGCCGTGCTTCGTATTAAAGCCTAGAAGCCGTTCGGTGGATTTCTCGGTTCGATAACAGCTGCATGATCGAGTCATGCCAGTTCGCAACTTGTTCTCGTACACGATAACCTTGTTGCCGCAGTCGCATTTAGCCAGCACACGGTAAATGCAACGGCCGTTCGGAGTGTAACGTGGAGGTGCCTGCTTTATGACGACAAGTCGTCCAAAGCGCTCACGCCGTTTTATCGGAGTTCTCTCAGCCATCTGTGCGGTAGCTAGCTTTTTATCCCTAGCATTGTCAACGCAAAAGGTTGCAGCAGCGGCCACTTTATTACCTCCCGGGACTCAGTGTTTTTCGGGCGACGGTGGCCAGCCGATGGTCAATGGCTCGCTCAACCTGTTCACCCCGCCGGGGACCTCGCCAAAAACTTCGTGGTCCAACGCGAGCCAGACCACGGCCAACACAAATCCCCTGCAGTTGGACAGCAACGGATGTGCGGTCATTTTCGGCGTCGGATCGTATCGCGAGCAGCTGTTCGATGGCCCCGTGGTCGGTGGCATTGTCACCGGCAATCTGATCTTCGACCTCACCACCACCGACACGTCGGCCTATAATTCCACATTCTGGGCCGCAACCGCGGGCGGCACGCCGAACGTCATCACCGTCACCGATACCGGCTTCAACGCCACCGACGGCACCATCATCAACTTCCTGGCGCTCTCGACCAATACTGGGGCGACGACGCTCAATCCGTCCGGCTTCGGCGCGATCAATATCGAGAAGGCGACTACAGGCGGGCTGACCTCGCTCACGGGCGGCGAGATCGTGGCCGGCAACCCGATCAGCGTCATCTACAGCTCATCGAACAACGCCTTCATCCTGCTCAATACCGCCATTCCATCAGCGAGCGGAGTGGCGCTCCCCCTATGCGGGGCAAGCAACTTCAAGCTGGTCGTCACCACGAACTCGGCGCTGACGCTCAATGCCGGGTCGCTGACGACGACAGCCCCAACTGGCTTGATTTATAATCGCTCCGCTGTGGCGCTGACGGTGAATGCGACCACAGTCGGCGCCAACGGCCTCAGCGCCGATGTTGGCGGCGGGGCGCTTGGGGCAAATACTTGGTATTACGTCTGGGCTATCGACAATGGCTCCGCTGCGGCTGGCTTGATAAGCTCATCATCGACCGCTCCGACATTGCCTTCCGGCTATACGACGCAATGCCGGGTTGGCGCGATCATCACCGATGGCTCCGATAATCTCTATCGCGTCGAGCAACTCGGCTCGCGGGCGCAATATAAGGTCGTAGCCGCGACCAATACTCCGGGCTTGATCGTGGTCGTCACCGGCACCGCCGGGAGCATCTCTACGCCGACCTGGGTTTCGGTAAGTCCGCAGATACCGCCAACCGCCGCTATCGCCGATCTCATCATCAATAATTCTTCCGGTAGCGGCTCTGAGGCGATCCTCGTTGCACCAAGCAATGCCTATGGCGCTGTCAGCAGCGTAACTAATCCGCCACCTTGCTCCGACGTGAACAATGCGGCCACCACGACTGATAGGCAATGTTCGCTGAATTTGGAGACGGCGCAAACGATATTCTGGGCAAGTAACGCCGCTGGCGGCATCTATGTCCGCGGATGGGTTGATCAGGTCAATGCGAATTAAACACGCACTCATCGCGCTGCTGTTGCTGCTTGCCGCTCCGGCGCATGCGCAGCAGAACAAAGTGGCGATGACGGCGACCATCGCGAGTTGCTTCCCGACGCAGAGCGTGGGCGCGATCACGCCGGCTTCGGTGGTGACGTGCCTCACCACGCTGATCAATTCCTACCAGCAAGCTACGCAGGTGCGCACGGTTACCGGCACCACGGACACGCTGGCGACCACCGATTACGGCAACCTGATCAGGTACAGCAGCGCGTCTCCTGTCGCGGTGACGCTATCGCAAGCTACCGGCACCTTCGGGACATTCAACTTCTTCGCCACCAATAACGGAACCGCGGCCGCGACTATCACCCCAGCAACCTCGACCATCGGCGGTAGCTCGTCTCTGACACTGGCACCGGGGCAGAGCGCGTTCATCGTTTCGGATGGCGTCAATTGGGATACGTGGCAGACTGCGCAGGTAGCCTCGAATACGACACTGGGCTTGGCGCAGTGTGACGGCGTGACGGTGATCTGCTCGGCCGGCGGCGTCCTGACTGCGATTGCGGCCACTGGTGCCTCGATCACCATCGGCACCACAACGATCACATCCGGCACCAACGGCAACTGCCTTAACGTTACGACCGGCAAACTCGGGCAGCAGTCTTGCGCCAGTCTCACCGCGAGCGATCAGACTGTCTCCGGCGGCGCCAATATCGTGCCGTTCTCGTATGGGGTAGTCACAACCGGAACAATAACCATCGACTGCGGCAAGAATGCCGGTCAGTGGCTTGTTAATGGCGGATCATTCACGCTTGCTGCGCCGACCACGGATGGCCTATGCGCCGTCGAGGTTATCGGCAACAACGCTGCCGGGACGATCACGCTCTCAAATTTCTCGTCAAAGGGTGCGCAGGGAGCGACCTATTCAGTGACGCCGACGCAGGCAGCCACTGCGACATTCACCAACGCGACGGCTACAATCACTTGGATCACCAATACGCTCTTGAGCCTCAATGCGCCGGTGTACTTCACCAATTCAGGCGGGGGACTGCCGACAGGATTCACGGCGGGAACGATCTATTACATCTCGGGGCTTTTCAGTACCAATCAGATCCAAGTCTCGGCAACGCCGACGGGGGCGGCCATCGTAGCTGGTAGTGCCGGCACGGGTACGCAAACCGGCGATTTACCGACGGTATTCGATCTCTCCGTGACACGCATCAACGGCAACACGCTCGGCGTATGGTCGCAGGCCCAATGAGATATTTGCACTTCACCCCGGCAGTTCTCGTTGCGCTGTTCCTGATCGCGACGGCGCATGCGCAATTCCTTGGCGGGGTGCCACTGCCGTTTGTCGTCAACGCCTCATCTGGCCCTACCGGCAATTCTCTGATCTTCACGGCGGCGTCGAGCCAATATCTATCATCGGCCGGGAGCGCTTCCGCCAACCAGCAGAAATTCACTATTGCGACGTGGGTGAAGCCGGCCTCGACTGGCGCCGGGCAGACGATTTTTATTACTTCCAACACGCTCGAAACCGAAGTCGGCGCGGCACTGCAATTCCTATCCTCGAACCACTTGTCGTTTGTCACCACAGGCGGCGGTACCACCGATCTCATCACCACGGCGACCTATACTGACACAACCAACTGGCACCATGTGCTTATCGGCGTCGATACCACGCAGGCGACAGCATCCAATCGGGCGCTGCTGTACTACGACGGTACGCTCGTCTCCAGTTTCGGCACCAGCACATATCCGAGCCAGAATTCCGATCTATTCACCAACCTGACCAATTCCTCTTTCCTCGGCTCTGGACAAACGGCGCCCGCGGGCTTGCTTAACGGCAAACTCGCGCAGGTTTACTACATTGATGGTCAACAATTAACGCCGTCATCATTCATCACCGGAACGCCGGGCTTACCCAAGACCTACAGCGGCACCTATACAGGCCACTTCGATTTCTTCCTGCCGTTCTCTAACGGCACATCCACAACGACGCTCGGCGCCGACAGCTCCGGCGAGAGCAACAACTGGACGCTCAACAACATGACGACGGCAAACCAGTCGACGGATTATCCATGAAAACCAGCCTTGCGGGACGCGCGTTCATTGAGGAATTCGAGGGCCTGATCCTCGGAGCCTATGACGATGACGATGATCGAATCGTGCCTATCGGAGGCCGCTGCTACGGCACGCTCACCATCGGCTACGGCCACACGACTGCGGCAGGGCCGCCCAAGGTCTATGTCGGCATGAAGATCGATGCGCAGACGGCGGACCAGATTTTGTCGGCTGACCTCGCCAGCGTCGAGATCGAGGTCGCGCATCTGATCAAGGTAGAGCTACAGCAGTACCAGTTCGATGCTCTGGTCTCGTTCCAATACAACACCGGCTGGCTCGCGCATCCGCAGTGTTCGCTGGCTCGTTCGCTCAATGCGGGGAACTACAAGCTCGCAGACCAGGATTTCATGCTCTACGACGAAGCCAGCGGCAAGGTGCTGACCGGCTTGAAGCGCCGCCGCCAAGGCGAAATGGAAATGTTCAGTGGACAGGTCAATGTGGCGCTGGTCACCGCTGGCGTCTCGGCAGATGAGATTGCGACCGCCATGAGAGGGCTTGGAGCATGACCATTCCCGACACCGAGATGGAATACGTGCTGGGCCTAGGAGGGTTCTGGCTCGATCCGGGCGGGGCAGCTACCATCTGCCGGCGGGCGCAGGTTATGGGCATCCACGTCCCCACGCCGTACCCGCAAAACAACCTCCAGCCGGTCTATAACAGCGTCAAGGCGCTCCCTCCAACTCGGAAGCTTATTTTGGCCGGGGACAGCTGCGGCTGCACCCGCATCATCCAGATCGCCAAGGATGTGCACCCGCGCGTCATCGACGCCATGTACTGCATTCAGCCTAGTTTCTATTGCCAAGCCGGTTCCGTTCCCGTACCCGACAATGTGCGGAACCTGACGGTGTTCTATTCCAACTGGGCGCTGACCTGGGGGCTTGGCGTCTATAAGCCGCCGCTTGAGATCCCGCCGACGGTCGAGGGTGGTGCGAGCCTTTACGATGGTCAGTGGCGCACCGGCAACGGTGGCAAGACCAAGGTCCGGTATTTGTATGTGCCGGACCTCCATCCAGCTGATAACGACCAGTATGGCGTCCAAGACCCGATGTTCTCAGACATAACCCGTATATTGGAGGCTGCATAATGCTAACACTTAGTCCAGGAGCACGATTTTGTATTGGGTTGCTTATCACCCTTGCGATTGGCGTCAGCTCAGGCGCTGTCGTTCTAACCAATGCCATCCCGGCCGATCTCATCAAACCAGTGACGGCATGGGCCGGCATCATCGCGTTTCTCGGTTCCGCGGCGCAGACCGGCCTGCAAGGCTTGGGCATGACCAACGCCAACAAGGCCGCGGCGGCACAGACGCTCCCAGCCGATCAGAAGATCGCAGTCGCCGCAGCGGCACCGGAAGTCCAACAGATCGTCACCACCCGCGCGATTGCGGAGGCGGCGGGTTCTGTCGGCGACGGAGCCAAGGTGGTGTCGAAATGATCCGCGCGGCGATATTCGCCGTGCTGCTATTGTGTCCCGGCTGCGCCCTGTTCGATGCAGCCGTGATTAAGCACGAACTCACGAGGTCAAGATGACCGGCTTCATCGAAGACATGCTGCTCCGCCAAGAAGGGCTGGACGACAAAGACTTGGCGGATATCAACGCCGCACTGCCCGACATTCAGGCTCTCGACATCGCCGCCGAAGCGCAGTGGCCGCGCATCAATAGGCTGGCTCCGCTGTTCTTCCGCATCTTCAACAAGGTCATCGCAAAACAAAGGAGTCTCTCATGAGCACGACCACCACGACCCCTCCCCCCGCTACTACGGCTCTCGCAGCATTTGAAGCCAAGTTCCAAGTCTTCGAGACAGATGTGGTTACTTGGGTCAATCAGGCCTGGACCGAAGTTCTAGCTGTTGAGTCCTGGGTTGATGACGAGCTGACCACCATCGCCGGCTGGATAGCTGCACATCAGACGGATATCAACGCGCTGTTCAGTACCGCTGCGACTTTGGTGCCAACGGCGGCGCCTGAGATCATGGCGGCAGAAACGGCGTTGGCGGCAGCTGGAGCGGCCTCCACTGCTCTAGCGGCAGGATTGAAGGCGGGGTCAACTCCGGCTTCGACGATCTCCAACGCCTACACGGCGGTTAAAGCGGCACAGAGTGCGGTCAATGCCGTGCTCAGCGTCGCGGCAGCGCCGACACCGACTCCGGCAACCGCGGCACCCGCTCCGGCGGCATCCTAGCGGCGGTAGCTTCGAGCGATACGGATGCCACAGAAGGGCGGTGATCCCGAACTGTCTTGGACCACCATCGCTGGCGCGTTCAGCATCGTCGGCCTGATGGTGGCCGCATTCTGGATCATCTTCCAACAGGAGTTCTCGGCGGTTCGGGATACAGCTAATGCTGATCGTATTCAGGCCACGACGTACTACACTGCCAACAAGGACGAATTGACCAGACGGGAGGCCGAGCTCAAGGCGCTGCTCGATAAGTATCTGACCAAGGACGAACATCTGGCCTATCTGTCGGGAACGAAGGAACAGTTGGAGAGCCTGCGGACGCGCGTGGGGATTTTGGAGCAGCAGCAGGCGGTGATCATCGGCAAGCTCGCCAAAGACCCGGTAGAGGACCGTACATTCCAGGCAACCAGCAATGCAACGGATAAGCGCATCGATCTTATCCAGGCGCAGATCACCGACATCAACCGACAGATCGCCGCAGCTTTGATCATCATCGACAACAACAACAATGGGGTAAAACGAGCTAATCCGAGTCCACCTTAGAAACTGCGTATAGAAACCGGAGAATGATCATGTCCGTAATCTCGGTATCTTGTAGGGCGGCGTCATGGGGCAGCGGTCGAATGCGGCTACGGTAAGGAGGCTGACAATGCCAGCAGCACGTCGATCGCGGCGCCGACGCGGCAACGGCCACGCTCTGACGCCGGAGAGCCAGATCTCCATGAGCGTCACGCAGATCATCATCGTGATCGGCTTTGTCGCGACCTGCGCAGTTGCATGGGGCGTCGTGGTCTGGGGGCAGCATTCCCAAGGCGACGATATCGCCGAGACCAAGACCGCGATCACCGCCATCAAGAACACGGTCGGGGCCGTCACCACGGACCAGGATCAGAAGCGCGAGCAACTCGGCAAGGAATTCCTCGCCAGTCAGGAGAAGATCGTCGAGAAGGTCAGCGAGCTCAACACCGCGCTCGCCGTGCAGCAGACGACATCGAAGCAGATGAACGATACGCTGGTCACCATCAGTAACGAGTTGCAGGAGTTCAATTCAGGCAAGCGCCGGTAACCGAGGGGGAATTGGTTATGACAAAGCGAATTATCGCCGTGATCGTATTTGCATTATTGCTGGCATCGCCGGCCTACGCGCGTGGGCATCATCATCACCAAGCGCATCATCACCGGCACCACCATGCAACTGTCGTGGTGCATAACTTCCAGGAGGGTCTGGGGCATGGTCTTGCTCACATGCTCGGTTCGATCGAACGCGTGCCGACTGCGGCAGGCCCGATCACGGTGGCGTCAGGATTAGCGGATCGCTTCCAGGGATTGATTGCCGACTTCGTGGCGCACGGCTATACGCCGCATGAGGTCGGCTGCTTTGCGCGTGGCGGCCATGTCAGAGGGTCCCGGCACTACGCTGGAGCCGCTTGTGACTTCGACCAAACCGGCTGGGGCCGAACAGCCCATTTCATGTACACCAGCGAGGCGGCTGCGATTATCCGCGACCACGGACTGCGCAATGGCTGCGAATTCCATGATTGTGGACACGTGGATGACGGCGGAAGTCTAAGACGGTGGGCGCGACGGTGACGAATTAGGCACCTGTATCGCGCTGGCGTATTGCGCCGCAGGCATACATGACGCCGATCATGACCCAGGAAACCACGAAGCCGTCTACGAACATGTTCAACATGCTATTCTCTTGAAAGTAGGGTGCAGAAAAGCCGCCCCCATTTCTGAGGGCGGCCGTTTGTTATGCGACCTTGCCGATCTTCGCGTTTAACTCTCGCACATACTTGTCGGGGTTCTGCTGTCCCCAGGCATCGACGAACCGCTCGTAGATCTCGCCCGGCTCGTTGAGGAACGCGACCTCATACTGTTCGTCCACGTCGCGGACTAGTCTGCGGATGGTTGCCTTACCTTCGATGAACAGCCCCTTGCTGGGCGACATCTGAAAGACAGTCACGACTTCGCCCTTCTTGAACCGATGTTCGGTCATTTCAATCTCCGATTTGATTTTCAAACAGCCCGGTCCTTTTCTTTGACCGTGACAGCATTATAGCAAATCGACTTTTTCAAAATCGCAATTTCGCGGAACAAACAAATAACATCGGCGCGCATCGTTCGACCTCGGGTGTAACAATTTGTGATTAGGTGCTGTTTTTGCCTCTTAAGAGAAAGGTCCGAAGGGACCGGGATGGCGTGAGTCGACACCTTCGCTGTGCCAGTTGGCATTTGACGCGGCTACCGGCCAAAGTCCGCCGGAGGAATGCCAACCTTCTCGCTCCTATGGTGGGGAGATCGCCTACCAGTCGCGGATCGGCAGACCGCTTATTGCCCTGCCGTGGTGCGCTACCGCTGTGCACCTCCATCAGCCAGTACCCTTCGGATTCGTTGATTGCCCAATAGTCAGTTCCAGTAACCGCCCCACCAAATGATGGCGGTCATCACCAGAATGTCGATCGCGAACCCCAAATCGCGCCTAGCCAGCACGCGATCTTTCCGACAACAAGCAACAATGACCGACATCGGGGCTATAAGAACGGCCGCGACAAGCGGGAATCGGTGCGGATAATCGCATACGTCAAAACCAAAGATGCAGGTACCGATCCAGTGCATGTGACTTACTCTTCGCTTAAAAGAAAGCCGCCGCGCCGGCCAAAGCGGCTCGCGTCAACTTCGGTGGACTTCGACCCAGCGGGGACCGTACCGTCGCGTTTGCACCCCTGGACGCGAACGCGCGTACCGCCGCGGCAGACGAATTGGATGCGCACGTATCTCTGCCGACCCCGGAACCGTTTTTCATCACGCCGCCAAATCTGGTCTTCACAGAGATCAATCATCGGTCCCCACTTCCTGCTCATTACCCATCGCCTCGTCGATCATGGCGACGTGATTCGGACGGTTGTTCGCATCAAAGAACATGCGGCAGTTTTGCAGCGCCGTCCGTAGCCGCGCGATCTCGTCACGCGCCGCCGCATAGCCGTCAGCATATGCTCGCTCTATAGTTCCAACCTCAGCCATCGCGGGCTCCCTGCTCATCAAGGACCGCTCTAATGCGCGCCAGAACGGCAGCTGTTGTTCCTGTCGGTTGAAATTTTCCATTCAAATATTCGAGCTGCAAGACGGCCTCCTTAAGCGCGTCACACAGAACCTTTGTCTGCCGATCTTTTTTGACATCGCTCATTTGTCGCTCGCTTTCTCACCGACAGCGCGCTCGGCCTCAAGCAACGCTTGTCGAAGTTCTTCGCATTGCGCCTCGGTCGCGCACGTGGCGGCTGGACCGAGATAATAGGACAGATCGTCACCTGGTTTGAAATCCATGTCGCTCACTTGCATGATGTCAGTGCCGGCATACGGAACAGTTCCCACCAAGTCAGTCCCCAGAAC